GACTTGAGTTATCAGCCAGTTGGTGTTGTCAATTTCTGCTTTAAAGCCTGAAAGCTCAATGGGTGTTTCGGGGATTAAATCGGGTTCGCCAAAGGCAAGATTTAGGCTAAATGTTGCTACGCCTCGTTTGAGTTTGTCAAAGGCGGATTTGGCGGTAGTGATAGCTCTCGCTTCCGAAGGATAAGTAACACGAAGACTTTTAATTTTATCATTGTCACTTTCCACAGGAGCTTTTTGTTCAATGGTGTTATATTTTATTTTCGTTAATCGTCTGCCCTTTACTGTACCATCTGCTAGCGTTCTACCTTTCGTCATGCGCTGTTTTTTCACAATCCTAGTATTTTTATCTACGATAATTTCGCCACGTTTGCCAGTGGCCGTATCATGCCAATACGCCCGCACGGCTTTGTAGTTTTCGCTTTCTGCAATGGAGAAATTGTAGTTGTCGCCACTTTTGCGAGTGATTTTACGCAGTGGAATCGGCTTGCCTGTGGCGGTTTTGCCTTGTCCTAGCGGCATAAATAATAGCGTGCCATTTTTAACGGTGCACATTGCCCCGTGTTCTTCTGCCAGGCGGCTTAATAGATTAATGTCGCTTTCGTTGGTTTGGTCGATGTGTGCAATAAAGGTGTTAGCCAGTTTTTTCTCACAGTGGCTTTTGAGTTGGTTATCTTTGGCGATGGTGTCAATAATTTCGCCCAACGTTTTTTTATCAAATGACCGCTCTTTTTGTTCGGAAAATGAGCCTTTTAAATCTGCCGCTCTTGCTCTGATGGTTAATCTGTCTGCCGACCCTGCACCGCCTGAAAATTGCACTTCATCCACTGAATATTGCCCTTTGTCAATCAGCGGTTTGCCTTTCCAGCCTAGCGCAACTTGGATTGTGGCATTGCGTGGCGGCAAAGCCAGTTTGCCATCATGATCGGATAATTCTAAGTCGAGCGTGTCCGCTTCCAATCCTCGATTATCTGTTAAAGACAAACTAATTAAACGGCTCGAAATCACTTGTGTGATGTCTTGCTGTTTTTTGTCTTTCGTGGTGATCTGCACTTTAAAAGCGGGCGTGCGGTGATTGTCAAGATTTAAATCAAACATTAAAGGCTACTCATTAAACTCTCTGCAATGGCGATTAACATTGGGTCATCGGTACGTTTTAAGCTCATGCTGAAATCAATCGCACGGGGGGCACCATCGCCAAAAAACTCTGTTCGGGTTTCTTGCACGCTTTCGATCACAAAAAAACCGATAATTTCAAAGGTTGCACCGTCAATTAGCGGAAATGCACCGCCACTGTCTGCCATTAATTCCAGGGCTTTAATGGAAAATCTGCCGCCAGTGATTTCTGGGATTAATCTGCCACTTATCGTGACGGTTTCGCTTTCTTTGCCAGTGAACTGTGATTTTGGCATTGCCCCGACAATGGCATTAGTTGGATGTCGCCAATTTGATGTGCGGTCTAAACTTTGAAAAGGCACGGTTTGCCGAGTAAAAACAAACATACCCAATGTGGCAAGTGCGAAGTTTTGGAACATTTATTCTTCCTTTTTTGCATTGCCTTCCGTGCAACTGATAATAAAAATTAAGTTTGAAAACAATATAAAAGTACCAATAATCCAANNNNTTTTGTATATCTGATCTTCTTTTTTTGATAGTTTTCTGCCGCACCAATCCAAGTCAGAATGGATAAAATGGTAATAATCCAAATTAAGGTGATTTGAGCGCTTGAACTGCCGATAATAAATACGGCAAGAACAACAAAAAAAAGAATAAATTCGCGAATAAAATCTAAAAAATGTAATGATTTAAGCATAATAAAATCCTGTGAAAAGTGCGGTCAAAAAATCTTGTGATTTCTGACCGCACTTGATGAATTAGCGAAAGAAAAATGCAATGCCGAAAATCACAAGCAACCAAAAGGCAATGGAAAGAATAAAGAGCCCACGCCATACAATATGCCGTGGCATATTTAATAAATAATCAATCAGTTTCTGTTTCATTTCGCTCTCGTGCTTTTTCTCGCCATTGCATTAATTCGGAAAATGTCATTTGCTCAAAGGCTTGTGGTTGCCAGTGGAAGATGATGGCAATATCTGCCATGGCATCTTCCACTGTGGCGGCAATCATTACTCGGTCGCTTCGGTTTCCACTTCCGAGTTCTTCCCTAAAAAACCGACAGCCGCCGCAGCAAGCTCGGTGAAGTCCGCCACTTCCATAGTGACAAAATCGGATTTATGCAAAACAGGGGTGGTGACACGTGCAAGCAAAACTTGTAATGCGTCCACATCCATTTGCAATACATCAAACATTTTTAAGCCTTTTAATGCGGGCACAGTCGGTTTATTGACGGTGATTTCCGTGATTTGGTTTTCGCCACGAGTAATAGGGTTGGTTAAGGTGATGATTTTGGTATTTTCTGTTTTCATTTTATGTTTCCTTTAAAATCCCTCTTTTTTGTAAAGAGGGGAGGGGGATTTAATAAAAGCCCCTTTCGGGGCAAGGTGTGTGTGAATTAAATGCCGATTGCTGCGCGGTGTTCTGCCAAGCGATCGTTGCCATCAACAACAAAAATTGAATTGAGTAAATCAATTTCGATGATGTCTTTGCCGTTTTCAATGATCTTGTAATAAGTCAAAGGCACGGTGTAGCTTTGTTCGGTGTCATCGCCTGGTTTGCTTGTGCCGTTGTCGATTTCGCCAAAACGACCGCGCATGACAAGCTCAATAGAGGTGACTTCTTCTGCATCGTCTTGTTGATAAGCACCGGCAAAACGCAATGCCGTGCCGTCAATCGAGCCGCCAAATTTTTTTAATAGTTCGGTCATGTAACCGCCCATTTTGAACTGAACATCTAAAGGTTCTACGCCCAGATTTACTTTTACTTCACCAATCATGCCACCCGCGCGATACGCTTCTAATTTCATTGCTAATTTAGGTTGGGTGATTTCGTTGACTTGGCCACGGTAAGAATTACCGTCAGCCAAAAAATTCATTAATTTGAGTTTACGAGGTAATGCCATTTTTTACGCTCCTACTTTTGCAATGTTTGCGGCAAATTCCACAAGGTATTCATCGCTGATGTATTGGTTTAATCCAAGTTGTTCTAGCGGTGGAACAGGGCAGTAGTTATAAGACACAAGCAATTTTGCATCTTTCAAGGTTGCGGCAGTGTTTAAGTTGGCATTGATAAATGCTTTCCCACCGATTAAATAACCTTGCGCCACATATTCACGCCATTTTGCATTGATCGCTTCCACGATTTCTTTTACCAGATTCACAGAAATGTCTTTATCCATTGCCCAGTCAAAGGATTGTGCAATGGTGTCTTTCAACACTTGTGCCGTGCGAGTGTAGTTTTCGTAGATAAATAATTTATCAGCCGAACGCGTGCGTAATCCCCAGAACTTAAAGCCATTGTGGTTCACACAACAAGTAATACCTTGTTCGTTGAGATAATTCACGTCTGTTGCACTGTCGTTAATATCAAATGAAAGTGGCTTGGTGACACCCGTTACGCCAGTTAAACCTTTGTTTGAAATGGAGGTATGCCAGCCGTATTCTTTGTCTTGATATGCACGCATTGCGGCAGCACGAACAACGGCATAATCCACCTCGGTTTGTTTGGTGTTTGGGTTAAACGATAAGAAATCACCGAAAATCAGCATTAATTCACGTTGGGCAAAATTGCGACCGTATGTCACTGCTTCTTCTTTGGTTTTTGCTGTGCCGCAAGAGGCATACACAAAGCCATTGAGTTTTTTCGCTACGCTTAACAATTCAGTGGTTACGTCTTGGCTGTCATATTTCGGGATACAGAAAATACGAGGTTTGACACCACAAACTGCAGCAGACACGAGGAACGCTTTTAAGCCAGTGTAATTGCCTTCGTTATCGACTGAACCGATCACATTGGCTTTCATGGTGCTTTCATCTTCGTTTTCTTCCACGCGAATGACGACAACTTTACAATTCACAATGTCTGCAATGCCATCTAATGCACGAGATAATGTGCCTTTTTTACCTGCTTTGGCTTGCATTTCGGCGGTGATACCAGTTAAAAGAGTGGG